CCCCATCCGTGGCCGAATGGCTGGAAACGCTTGCCACCCACGCCGAACAGAACCCGCCGCCAGTGCGGAAACGATGAAAGGACCGAAACCATGCCCGATATTGAGGAACTGAAAAGAGCGAAGGACGAGGCGCTTTGCGTTTTGTCCGAGGCGCGCCAAACCCTATTCGTCGCAGAAAACGCCATGTTTCGCAAGATCGAGAGACGGGTGGAAGTTCAGCGCGCCATCATCCGCGATATGGTCGAAGAAGAGGACGTCCCCGAATTGGAACGACTCCGCGATGCGGCCGGGGATGCTTTCTTCGCCCATCGGGACGCCGAAAAGGCATGGGTCGAAGCTGTCAAAGCTGCGCACGCCACCCAGCCAACAGGCATGTTTGTCGAGTGGAAGTCGCCACAATATTCGGGAACGTTGTACAAAACCGGACGCACCGGCATTGTGGAAGTCCGGACCACAGATTCGAAATTCCCCGGCCGCAATCGGTGGAGATTGCCGCCCCTCGGCGGCGAGTTCATCCGCGTTCTCAAAAAGGATGGGTCACCGGGGTTGAACTTTGATTTAATAAGCTCTTTCGGCTGGCACCCCGATGGCGTCGATCCAAACAAAAAGGGGCAATGAATATGGCACGCAAACCGAATCTGCTGATCGAATTCGGGCGCATAGCGGACCGCACGGAGGTTGTCGGTATGAAAGCTGACAGTCTCGCTGATTTTGTGCTGGGCCGCGACGTTGCGCGAACGCCGATTGCCGACCTTCCGTCGGAAGAGACCGTTATGCAAGTCGTGAGCGGCGCAGAGGATTTGCTGCGGCTGGCCCGTGCGGTCATGTCGCGACGGGTCTACGCGGACAGGACGATATCGAAGGCCCAATAGATGCCCATCAAACCTAAAACGCCGGCCGACACTCCTTAATCCCCTAGGGGTTCCGCATATCCTTGTCAGCGAACGCCCCAAGCTGCGAGGCCCCGCCTCCCTAACCGACCAATTCCCCGATAGATTATAGCTGGTCGGCATGGGCAAACCCGGTGCGGGTAATATGAAACGGGTAAGGCGGGGCGGGGCAACTTAATAAGCGAGGGATTTATGGCTCAGACTGATTTCGACTGGACCGACAGCGCTATCGCCCGCCTCCGCGAATTGTGGGACGAAGGTCATTCGACGGCGGAAATCGGCAGGCGGATGGGAATATCCAAAAATGCCATTGTAGGCAAATCGCACCGGCTGAGACTGAAGCCGCGTCCGTCGCCGGTCAAAGCTCTAACGCGCGAACAGCGCGAAGCGCGGGATGCCGAAATGGGACGGAGGCTGGCCGCATCGGCCGCGCGAAAGGCGACGTTGCCGAATTTGACCGGCGATACACCAAGCCCGGATGCTCAAGCCAACCGCAACCGGGTGGCAGCGGACGCCGAACGGGAAAAACGGCGCGCGGTCATCCCGAGAGGGCATAACGGGAATTTCGTTGACGTAACCATGAATGCCCGCATCGAAGCCCGCGCCAAGACCGTGCCACAGCCAGTGCGCCCCGTTCCGGCACCCTTGCCAGCCCATGAGCCTAAACCGGCGTCAGCGAAGCCCGTAGGCCGCGTGCGTCCATGCGCCTGGATAGCAGGCAATACCGATAAACGCGATTTCCGGACTTGCGGGGAACCGGTCGAACCCGGCACGCCGTATTGTCTGGTTCATTGCAAAATCTGCTACGTCAACTACCAGCCGAAAGCGGCTCTTGACGCCGGAGGCAATCCGTAGCAGTGTGCCCGACACCAAAACGCCGCCCGGCGGGAACCGGACGGCGTAAACGGACCGGGTTGGCGCCCGGAATTTCAACATGGCAGTGGGGAGAACACCGCCGATGCGTAACCCCGATTTACCCAGATTTTGCGCCCGACGCAATACCCCCGCCGCCCAATGCGCGGGAGGCGGGCTATGAAAACCCCCGAACGCCGCTGGCATGTGACCCGGTTCGGGGTCTACCTTTGCGAACTGACCAACGAAAACGCTCAGGTTTGCGTCCTCCGGAATTATACCCGGCACGGCACCAAAGGGCCGGAGTTTACCGCGAGCCGCTTATCCGTATTTGCCACGCTCGCTGAGGCGGCTAAGGCTTGGGAACAGGCGTGGGGGCAGAAATGAACATGGATTATGCGGATTTTATCGCTTCTAAGAAGCCCCGTGCTTTTGCGTCCGGCTTTGATCCTTCGCCGGTTCCTGCCCATTTGTTCGATTTTCAGGCCGATGTTGTCCGGTTTGCGATCAAACAAGGCCGCGCGGCGCTATTCCTCGATACTGGCCTAGGAAAAACCGCTTGCCTCTTGGAATGGTCCGAACAATGCCGGGGCGACGGCGCGGCGCTTATCCTCACTCCGCTCGCTGTAGCCCGCCAGATAGAGCGGGAAGGGAATCGATGGGGCTACAACTGCCGGGTTATCCGCGAACAATCCGACACCGGTTCCGGTATCAATATCTGCAATTACGACCGAATCGACAAATTGGACGCTTCCGCGTTCGATTGCATTGCACTGGACGAATCTTCCATTCTCAAGGGATTGCATGGCGCGATGCGGTTACAACTCACTGAAATGTTTGCGGGAACGCCATACCGCTTATGTTGCACCGCAACCCCGGCTCCTAACGACCATACCGAATTGGGCAACCATGCCGAATTTTTGGGCGTCATGTCGGCACAGGAAATGCTCGCCCGATGGTTTATCAACGATACCGCCGAGGCTTCACAATCGTGGCGGCTCAAAGGCCATGCCCGCGCGGCATTTTGGGATTGGGTAGCCTCATGGGCGCGGTGCGCTTCGTCGCCCGCCGACCTCGGATACGATGCCAGCCGGTTCGAACTGCCCCCGATGCAAATCCACCGGCACCGAACGCAAGCTGAAATATCCGTCGATACGGGAGACCTTTTCGCGGCCCATCTATCGGCCACCAACATGCACGCGGTCAAACGCCAGACCGCCGATGCGCGGGCGCAAGCCGTCGCGGCACTGGTATCAGGCGATCCATCGGAACCGTGGCTGGTGTGGTGCGACACCGATTACGAGGCCGATGCTTTGAAGGCCGCAATGCCTCATGCTATCGAAGTCCGGGGATCGATGGCGCCCGACCGGAAAGAAGAAAACCTCGATAAATTTGTGACCGGCCAATCCGTAACGCTTGTCACGAAGCCGGGCGTCGCCGGAATGGGGTTGAATTTCCAGCACTGCGCCCGGATGGCGTTCGTGGGCCGTTCGTTCTCATATGAATCTTGGTATCAGGCAGTGCGGAGATGCCATCGTTTCGGCCAAAAACGGCCCGTCCATGTGCATTTGATTGTTGCCGAGGGCGAGGACCAAATCGGCCGCGCTATCGACGCCAAAGCCGCCGGACACGCCGAAATGAAGGCGGAAATGGCTCTCGCCATGCGTCGCAATACCGCGAAAGCGGACAACGCACGCAAACCCTACAATCCGACCATGAACGCGGAGTTAGCCCAATGGATAAAATAAAATGCTTGGACATGGCCGAGGGCGGCAAATACCAGATTTTCAATGGGGATTCGGTCGAGATACTGCCGCAGTTTCCCGACGATTGCGTTGATTTTTCAATTTATTCGCCTCCGTTTGCATCGATGTTCGTCTATTCGGAATCGGAACGCGACATGGGCAACGCCGCGACTGACGATGAATTTTGCCAGCACTACGGATATTTAGTGCGGGAAATGGCGCGCATCACAAAGCCGGGACGATTGTCCGCCGTCCATTGTTCCGATTTGCCTTACACCAAATGGAAGGACGGGCGCATCGGCATTAAGGACTTCAGCGGCGACATTATCCGCGCGCATGAGGATCACGGATGGACGCTCCATAGCCGAGTGACAATATGGCGCGACCCCGTCGTGGAAATGACGCGGACCAAGGCTCTCGGACTTCTTCACAAGCAGGTGTTGAAAGACAGCACCAAATCCCGCGTCGGTATGCCGGATTACCTGTTGGTGTTCCGTGCGCCGGGAGAAAATGAAACGCCGGTGGCTCATACCCGCGACGACTTACCGGTAGAACGGTGGCAGAAACTCGCATCGCCGGTATGGATGGATATCAGGCAGACCTACACGATTAACAACAGTGCCGTGACCGGTATCCCGTTGGCGAAGGGTATGGAGGACGAGCGGCACCTTTGCCCGCTGCAACTCGACGTAATCGAGAACGCGCTTTTCCTTTGGAGCAACCCCGGCGATACGGTGCTTTCGCCGTTCATGGGCGTCGGGTCGGAAGGATGGGGCGCGTTGAAGAACGGACGCCGGTTTGTCGGTGTAGAACTAAAGCCGGAATATTTCCGACAAGCCGCGCGGCATTTGGACCACGCCGAACGGACAGCCGACACGCTCTTTTCCCAACTGGACGCGGCGTGATATATCTCCGTATGATCGCCGAAGCCGCCTTCCGCGAACCCGAGGGGACGTAGCGTGAGAAAAATCTTTAACAACGGCATTGGGTGAAATATGATCGCGCGGTCTGCCGGCAGCGGACAAACCGAAACAGTGCGCCCCTTTCCGATCTTCGTCGGTAACCAGCGGCGCATCATAGATGCGACCACCTGTTTACACCGTTTCCAGGCCCTGCCGGGCTGGTTACCGACGGGGACCTTATGAGCAACGCGGCCTTGAACTGGGCATGGCGAACTGACGCCAAAGGGACCGACAAGCTGGTCCTGGTCCGCCTCGCCGACATGGCGAATGAGGATGGCCGATGCTGGCCTAGCGTCCAACGGGTCGCGGC